TGTTTTGAAAACAAATTCTCCACCGATTGGGCAACCACCGCCTTCTGGTGATTCATCTCCTTCGCGAAATGCGAATGTTACATTAGGTACTAGCTGTGTCATATATTTCCTCTTGTAAATATCTTTTTAATTCTTTGTCTGTAGGTTGTACAGAATAATTCTGTTTGAAAAATATCTCGTAACTGTCGCTACCATATTTTCCAATCCCGTATAGCATTGTAGCATCATCACCGTCCCAGGACAAGTAATCCTTGCTCATACGGATCAATCTATTATAGCGAACGTTAAGCATTCCTAGAGGTGCTAGGATAGTTTTGACAAAATCTTCATCAGCGGCTATCAGTGCATGTGGTGTGGGGAACCAATATAGGAATTCTGGCAAGGTTAGCTTGACAGGCTTGCGACTGGTTTGGTTCAGCATGATAACTCCTACCATGTGTTCCCAACTGTTTGCGATCTGTTGCTGTACCATTAGATCATCACGTAAAGGTTCAAAGAATTTCATTCTTGTTCTTCTTTAATTTGATCACGAAATACTACCAACTGTTGAATCAAATTTTCAACACCTTCTCGATTCATAGTTAGCGTTGATATACCAGTTTTAAAAGTTATGCGATTTTCGCTAGTAACACCAATGCTGTAATATTCTTGTTCCTTGTTGGGAGGCTCAACATACGGAACTGCCTTTGGTTCTGGAAACAAAGGTACTACATTCTTGTAGTCGGATTTTTTAAACCAATCGAACATGGTTAAGCCTTTGATGTATCATACGTCTGTGCAAAGATATCTTTCTTCACAACACCATAGTCATTCTCGCCGTGACGTACGATAACATCCTCGCCGGATTTATAGTTCAAGTTGCCCCATGATGCTTTAACAACACCATCATGGTCTGCTAGTTTAGCACGTTTGAAAATCTTCTTAGGAGTAGCAGTACCATCTTTGTTGTCGTCATAATAGTCGGCAAACTTTTCTGCACTAACAGGATACTTTTCCCCTTTGGGGCCTGTGATAATTTTATGCCCTGCTTGATAGTCAACTGGACCTTCGAGTGTATCTACGGTTCCGTTAGCAATCGCAGTCTTATAATGGATTGGTGTAGGATGTTTATAAGTTTCAAAACTACCTTGAGCAAACCACTCATCGGTAATCCCCTTGTCCATAGATTCTACAATGTTTATATATTCTCGTATCATTTTGATTCTTCTTTCTTACGTTCGATAGGGGGAGGCAAGTAGGGTTCAATCACATAATGATTTGCACCCCACCAACCAAATGCTGTAAAGAAACCGTATACCACCACCTCTAGAAATACCATTACTGCACCTTAGGCAGTTCTTTAAACGCTTCTGTAGCACGAGCTTGTTCACGCTCATCACGTTTGCGGTTATCGATATACTTACGTTGAACATTAGCATCGCCTGTAGGCAACGCTACAAGAACATAAGCAGTAAAGTTATTACCAGTCCGGACGATCTTAGGATTCTTTCCTTTAATCTCTGCAAACTCGTAACCGGCAATGCTTACGTTATTACAGTTAGTTCTAGTAACACGTTCAATTGAACTAGTTGAACTTCTGCCAGTGGCAAAGTCTTTAGTCTGACTCGTTACGTTACCATCTGCACTATAACAGATCTTTGCTTTAGCGGCAGTGGTAGCACTAGTCACAGCCATTTCAATTGTATCGGCTTGTCCCATACCTGCGGCATAGATAGCCGAAGCACTTGTAGGCACTTTTGAATACCAATCTGGCATTTCATCAATAGCCTTTTCTTTGGCAGTTTCTTCGTATTTACGTTCCTGGTCGGCACGTTTCATATACGGGTCAGTTGTACCACATGCCGCTAACATAGCAACAATAGGGATTAACAATAGAGTTTTTTTCATAATGCTTTTCCAATCTTTTCTTTAGACCACTCAGCACCAGACGAAATGTCTTTGCCGATTCCTGATACGGTTGAACATGCGGCTAAGTTAATAACCAAAATAAGTGCTACGAAAATTTTCATTTTGCCATCTCCTGACTCTGTGTTTTAACTGTGTCTACGCCTCGGTCCAACATTCGAGCAATACCGCTGAAACCAACAGTAGCTAGAACTAGTCCAAAGATTGTGCCTATTATGAATGCCTTCATATAAATGCCTTTCTGTGTGTGTTGTGCATGTTAGTATTATAACGTACTAGTACTCGAATGTCAACAATTAATTTTACCATTTATCAATAATTAGCCAATTGTCATGACTGTTGTCAACTTGACACATGACTCCGTGATTCACACGTAGTTTACCTTTTTCGGTTAGCCGTTCGGTAAACAATCTGCATTTAGAGTTTTTCCATTTAAAGTAACCTACTTTGGTATTGGCTTGTCCAATTTCGTTTTCCAAAATAGTATCGCCTACTTTAACTTTGGTTAAAGGCACTGTGCCGTTAGCACAGACGGTAATCGTTTCGGTACTAATGTCACCGTCACGCTCAATTGAAGCAGATTTAATCACACAATCGTTAGCCCAAACATTAGAAGCTAACAAGAACAAAATTGGAATAAACTTTTTCATTGTTCGCACCTGTAAGTGTACCACCAAATGGTTGCTTTTAATCTGCTGTTGTAAGCCCGATCATCTTCATTTAACTTGTCTAAGTCTTGATTAAAGTTTTTTACTTTTTGGATATATCTTAATTGTTCTAGTTGTTCTTTGGACTTTTCACAGTCGGCCGGATAATCAACTAACTGCTCGTAGGTGAGCATTTTATTAGTGGGTTTGGCATCTGTGCAACCTACCAGCACACTCAACAACAAAATAACAACTAATCTCATTTATAACTTTCATCAAGTTCTACGTTGGTCAAACTTGCAATAGTTTGAAACTTATCCCAAGCGGCTTTGGCCGCAGGATTCTTAGCAAGCTCTGTATTTGGCAATACTGCTTCTAACCAAATTTCCGGACGGCGGCGGGGGTGTGCGTTAAACTTGCGTGGCTGATGTAGTTTACCAGTTTCCCAAAGTTCAATACTGACACTACGGAATCGATCCTCATCCATGTAGCCAGCCCACTCCGGATTACTTTGGCTAAAAAATCCTTGACTGTAGGCATTTTCTGTGCCACCACCGTAACCAATCCAAATGCCCTTCCATTGATCGTCATCATGCGGATCGAAATCTGTACGTGCAATGACAACTAGGACATCATCAATATTCACAACACCGTCTACAATATCTCGAACGCAACGACTATAACTTAGTCCAATTTTCATGCTATCACACTTTCATTTTTATGTGTTTTAAAAACATTCTGGCCGCAACCTCGAATCGCATCTGCGAGAGCTTGCGGAGCTTCTTCGGAATAAATCTGTAGTTCTTTTAAACTAATCTCACTTTCGAATGCCCAAATTTCCGGAAATCTCTGCGGGTTAGCTTGTGCTCTTAGTATAGCATGTCTGGGTATGGGGAAGTCAACCTTTTCGTCACCTTTGATCACAGCCCAGAACTTTTTCTTTTCGTAGTCAGAAATATTAAAGATCCATTCAAAACCTAAAGTATCAAAATATGCCATATAAGCATTGTTGATTTTTTTCTTTGCCATGCTACCCTCTTGATGCTGTTTGAGTTTTTGACATAGACGGGCCTGCACTGGTAAAGTCCATACCAGCGGCACGACCTTCGTAACATTTGCCATTCCATCTCATACTAAGTTTTACGCTTTTGTTTATTATAACATGAAGTAGTTCATTTTCACTAAAGTTTTGGACAACTGCTTCAATTTGTCGTTTGGATGCAACTTGTTCAACTAAACAATTATCGCTGTGTCGTATAATTGTACTCATAATATAAGTCTCACTTGTTTAATTGAATCCCATCGAAAGCTCTTCCATGCTTTGGACTCTAAGTCATATACTGGCATAACATCCTCATTGATTTTCTTTTCCTTTTTTGGTGTAGGAAAATCGATGGGATTGTCGGTGTTGGTTATGTGTATCGGTTCTTCAACAAACGGAACAAGTGAAGGGCTGGTTGTACATTCCATCACTCGTTCAGTTCCATCTTTTTTGGTAAAGACAACAGTCACTGATCCGAAAGCTAAATGACTCTTGAGCCATTTTTTAAATAACCTAGTGTCTTTTTCATTTAAAGTCGTCATTTTGGCTTTCAAACTGTTTTACACGATTGTCTAGTGCAGTAATGCGTTCTTCAAGTTTATCAATATGATCAGCAACCTGTTTCATAAACTCGGCAGTGTTTGCACCTGTTAGTTTAAGCATTTCACTTACTGACACTTCTTTTTGTCCACTCATTTAAATCTCCAATAAAATATTTGGGTTCCAGCCTGTATTTTCGCTGTAACCGTCGTTTTGGTAACCACGAGGGTTACATACTACTCTAGTCTCACCGATGACATAATCGAACGGATGATGGGTGTGTCCGTGAGTCCATAACACAATCTGAGGATGATCCAAGATGAACTCACTTAGGTCACTGTGGTAGCCACCATTCATTAATGTTTCGTGTGCATACATTGGATGAGCACTTTGGAAACTAGGACTGTGATGTCCAACTACCACACACTTCTTATTCTTATGTACATGGACAATGTGCTCGATGTAGGCAAGAGTCTTGTCGTGACGAATAGCAACATCCAACGCACTCATAGGAGCATAGTTCCTAGCATCATTACGAATGATGCGGAAGTCGTTCATCATACCTTCAATGGCATGCATCGTAAGTGGATCACGTTTGTTCATGTTGGTCCACAATGTTCCACCTACAAACACTACATCATCAATGATCTTAGTATCTTGCTCTAACATATACACGTTAGGGTACTTAGCGCACTCTTCACGCATGTATTCAATACCAGCATAGAATTTGCCATTGTAGAATTCGTGATTGCCCATGATGTAAATAACATGTGGGAACTGAAAACTGCAACGCTTGAAGAAATCTCTAAAACGCTGTGCTGTCAACTGTCTACGACCCAAGCCAGTACCGTTAGCAATAGCGGCTTGATCAGCAGTGTTAGCAGGCTCAGGATGGTCGTGAAGATCCTGAGCAATACAAATATCACCACCGAGGATCAAAACATCATAGTCCTGATCGTTTTGAATGTTAACATCACTGAACTCTAAATGGAGATCACTGACTAACTTTATTCTCATTGCTCGTTTCCTTCTTTAAGTATTTTTTTAAATTCGTATTCTTCATCTAGTTTGTTACGTGCTAGTTCACGTGCTTCTTCACACGGTGTACAATATGTATGCACCCAACCGCCACCTCGGCGTTCACCAATGTTGCCACAGCTTTCGCAAGTGACTCCGGTCATGCTCTCTGCCAACGATACCATACCACTGATGTAGTCATCACCACCTGAGTAATAAAATCTCAGTGTACCAAACTTTTCTTTAACTTGATCCAACGTCACTTGTGGAATAGACTCTGGCACTTTTCTAAAGTCTCCAGCAACAATTTCCGCTAGACGTTTTTCTTTGTACTCGTCATTAGGCAAGGCTTTCATATCTTCTTCAAACAGGTCAAAGTTACCAGCCTTTGCTTGTGTGGCCATTTCGTTGTATTTGATAGCACCAATACGCTGTTTCTCTTTCCAGTCAATGTGATGTTGAATATTACCCATAAGCTGATCCAGGATATTGAACCAGCCATCGCCACATTCAAATCCCCAACACATACAAGTTTCCTGCATGGGCTTGTTGCGGTTAACCATCATCTTTGGATACTTCTCACACAACAGTTTATCTAGTTCTTGTTTCATTTTAATAGGTCTCTTTTACAATTTGGTATTCGGTATCAGGCCACTTGGCTTTAAACTCGTCTGACTTAACATATTCATTGTAAGACTTAGCATCGAAAAACATTCGGTGAAACTCTGTCTTCATTGAACCTTTTTTAGTTACTGTTAAGTAAACCGATTTTGCTTTACCTGCCATTTATTGTGCCGCCTTTACATAATTAAGTCTAGTAACATCATTTTGATGCTTCCAGTGTTTCGTATGATCCTTGATCTTTGCTTTAACAATAATGCAAGCACCTAGATTAAGGTTTGTCTTATTGAGCCAAGACGCCATTCTATTGTTTATTATAGCATCAATATTATAACCTTCAAAGTTTTTTGACTTAACTGAAGAAATAATTTCAGCATCTAAATCTTTAAGGTTGCTACCTACTTCTCCTAAATAGCCTTCTTCGACAGCCTTAGCCGCTCGTTTAACTTTGGTTTGTGCAACGTCTCTTACATAAACACTGGGCAAACAAGCTACATATCCAAATTGATTTTGTTTAACTGTATCACCGGATAAAATTGTGTTTATGTTTGTTTGAAACTCGTTTTCGCCTTCAATAGCACTAAACAAGAATTTACGAAAATACTTGCGGATCTCTTCTGCCAGCACAACATCTTCAGGCAATACTCGAAGTGGCATAGGTGCATCTTTTGGATCCGCAGTCCAAATTGCCGGCTCAAGTGTGCAGAGCATCTGTATCTTATTAGTATGTTTGAGATACATGAACGCACCATCTTCCGAATACACTGGTGCATCCTCTTTAATATAAGCACCATTTATCCGTTGTGCCGCACAAGCTAGCTCTAGAACTTGTTGGGTTGGAAACTCTTTTTTGGACATGCTCGCTCGCTAAGTGAGTTAATATACTTTGTATTTTACATGAAAATGAAGTCTGTGTCAACCTTCATTAATCTTACATAAACCTTTTTGGCTAGTATACGTAGCACAGGGTGTTTTAAATTATCAAACTGTCCAAAATATGCCGCCAGTTGCGGGCTTACATATTTCTCATTGAACTTGAGTCGGCCTAATGTTTGAAATTTGGGCAGGTAGCGCAATGTCCGATATTTCCCCAAATTACGACACAGTTCGATGGCTATACTAATAGCATAAGCATCAATCTCATCTGGGTCTGCTAAGTAGGCATCGTACGGGCTTTTGTTGTGATTAGAGTAAACGATGTGTTTACGTTTCTTACTTTGTCGTTGATGTTTATATTCGTGTACAGTAGCATCAAAAATCTGAATTAATAAATCAGTGGTTTGTTTTTGATCCCATACTGATTGTTTTTCAAAGTTGTGATGTATAATAACTTCGATTGGCGTTTCGTTATTTTGATCGTCTTCAGCATCATAGTATGCGTTAACATAAAATTCTTCTGCACCTAAATGCTTGCGCCTATCGGATTTTAATTTAAGATCAAATCCGTGTTCTCTAAATTCTCTACGCAACATGGTTAGTAAATTCTGGAAACTTACGCCGTGTCTGCTGTTACTTCTAACATTATTACAAACCGAGCAAACAGTTTCCATTATACTATTCATAGTCACAGCCTATAAGTTACTCTACCCTTAGTTAAGTCATATGGACTAACTTCAATCTTTACATTATCTCCGAGGATAATTCTAATCTTGTGTTGTTTTAATTTTCCACCCATGTAACACAATAAAGTATTTGGCACATTTGCCACTTTAACTCTAAACATGTTACCGGGTAATACTTCCTCAACTTGGCCAGTTAATTCAATAATGTCGTCTTTAGCCATTTACCTTGGACAGTACCATGGCACCGTCTTCTACTTTAATGTTAATTGTGTCGCCTTCTACCCATCCCTGCGCTTCGCAGATAGCTGGGGGAATCTTAAATATGACATTTTCAGGATCGTCCGGAATGTCTTCAAATAATTCTTCTACGGTATAAGTTAATTTTGTCATAATGTATTTACTTTAGTTGTCATCATCTTCCCAGGGAACAGGACGCCACCCCAATCGATTTAAATCCAATTCAATTTCTTCAGTTACAACACCTTCTGGCACATAGTCTCGACCATCAGTAATGTCTGGTACAGTACCGTCTAATCCGTTGCCTAGTTCTGCATTGCCAATACCACTACAGTACCAATCAATGTAGTCACCTTGTTCACGCATGTCGGCAATTATACCGCCACTATGGCGCCAACTGCAACTCCAAGTTTCACCTTTTAACTCTTGCCAAAACTCTCTGCTTTGCCAAGTCATATTGCACATGGCCGCATACAAGTTTTGAGCATAGTTTTCGCTGGCTTTTGCTTTATCGCACAGTTCTTTGCTACTACGGAGATCGTATTCCATGTTGTTTTTTTGCCAAGCAGGATCGTGGATCTTGTTGGCATCGTCAATCTTGATCTGATCCCACCAGTCAAGGTAGTCTTGATTAGGCTCTTCGCCGGCTTCTTCTGCCCGACGGATTGCACCTTCTTTTTGGAAGGTATTACGTTCAGGGCTACTTGCTACTTTTTTCATTAATGGAAACTTCCTTGAAAACAATGTCGTGCTTCGTGTCCGAAAGCGTCATTATTAGTCCAAACTGGAACTACGATCGTACAGACATGTCCGCGTGATGATTTGTCCCAAAAAGAACAAGCATCGATCTTATGCCCAAATCTTCCCTTACCTCGGCGAACGCTTTCCTTGTTGCATATCTCTCGCACTTCATCTACGTCCCGTGCTCGAACAAGAGTAATAGTAGTCGAAGTTGTCATCAATTGATGCAGGGGCCATATGTCATATGCATCCTTTTCCATTTCGGCGGATGCATTGATAGACACCAACATTGCCATCATTGCTATTACTTTCTTCATAACTGCCTTTCTGTGCCTGTGTTAAAAATGGTGTAGACGGTAGGATTCGAACCTACAAAGCCACCCTAAGGGCAAGGCCAGTTCCCTCCGTTCAGCTGGGGGTCAGCTTACTAGGAGGAGGTATACCATGTTCCACTCACGTCTACCATTGTATTATATACTTATTTGTAAATACTGTCAATGAGCTTTTCAACCATTCCTTTCCAAAATATTGTACGGTTTGGGCAACGCACCATGCTAGCCAAACCATTATTTTCTACCAGTTGGATTTTGGGTAGATTTTGTAATTATAATTGTAGTTACTGCTGGCCATATGCTCGTAGTGATAAAGTGGATCATCAACCGCTGGAAGTGTATACAGCTACAGTGGATGAGATTAAGCGTCAAGCACGAGCCAATGGGTTTACCGAATTTCATTGGAGCTTCAGTGGCGGCGAACCAACAGCGTATAAACAGTTTCCAGATTTGGTAAAACACTTGGACGAAATCGAAAGTCCTTATCAAAGTATCCATATGACCACTAACCTAAGTCCTGGTAGCAAATGGTGGAACACTTGGTGTGCCAATACTGCGCTATTACAGCGCCGTAGTATCACAGCATCATTCCACGATGAGTTTGCCAAAGAACAAGAGTTTGGTGATAAATGTTTACAGTTGATGTACGAACTGGTACACGTTACAATAAACCAAGTAATGGTACCTGAGAAGTTCGATGAGTTGTATGCTCGTATGGAACGATTCCATGCCCGTGGAATTAATGTAACACTCAAGCCACAAAGCGATCCTACAGCGAGTGCGGTTGTTGAAGGTTATACAGAAGATATGATACACAAGATGCGTGAAGGGTTTCCGCAACGTGCCAACGGTGAAGACACCTACCAAATTGCCCTATACGAAGCAGATGGTACCGAACATTTGTTTGACCAAGCAGAAAGGTTCAATGCTTTTGGATTTAATAAATTTACCAATTGGACTTGTAATGCTGGCTATCAAAGTGTTATAATAAGAGGTAATGACGTTAAAAGAAGTTATAGTTGTCATGATGTACCATTAGGCACATTAGATAGTTTTGAATTATTTAAGGAACCTACTCGCTGTATCACACCTAGCTGTGTTAGCTCGGCAGACAGCAAAATACCAAAGTGTAAATTATAATGTGGAAATGGTTCCGATTACAGCACAAGAAAAAACTAGACACTATTAGTCCTAGTCTTTGTTTGGCTAAATGGACACAATCTAACATTTACTTAGGTTCCGGTATGACACACAGTTGTCATCATCCTGGTCCACATCATATACCCGTAGATGAAATCAAAATTGATGTAAGTGCATTACATAATACAAAATATAAAAAACAACAACGTCAGCTTATGCTAGAAGGTATTCGTCCTACAGAATGTGATTATTGTTGGAAAGTTGAAGACTCTAGTAATAGTTTAAGTGATCGCATAACAAAGAGTTTTACAAATTGGTCACGCCCGTTCTTCAAAGAAATCTTAACACAAGGTGCTAACGGAAGTAATCCGAAATATCTTGAAATTAGTTTTGACAATGTATGTAATTTAAAATGTAGTTATTGCGGTCCTACAAATAGCAGTAAATGGATGGATGAGATTAATCGATACGGTCCATGGCCAGATGATTCTACAAATCATTACCAACAAACTTATATTATTCCAAACCGTGAACACAATCCTTATATTGATGCGTTTTGGCAGTGGTGGCCTGATCTATATCCTAGCTTACATACTTTTAGAATAACAGGCGGAGAGCCGCTACTAAGCAAGAACACTTTCAAAGTGTTAGACTATATTATTAGTAATCCTAATACTAATCTAGAGCTTAGTATCAACAGTAACTTAATGGCCGATTGCCATGTGTTGGATAAATTTATTAGCAAAGCAAAACAATTAAAAGTTAAAAAATTAACAATCCACACGAGCTGTGAAGCATACAGCCATGCGGCTGAATATGCACGGAATGGACTACAGTACGATACTTGGCTCGATAATTGTTATAAAATATTAAATTCAATACCAGATGTTAAACTAGATATAATGGCAACTTATAATGCATTTAGTGTTACTACATACGAACTGTTTTTAAAAGACATTAATACGCTCAAAGGTCGAAAGTGGTTCAGTCGAGTGAGTTTATCAACTAGTTACTTGCGTAATCCTAATTTTCTATCAATATGGGTATTGCCTAAAACATACAGTGACTATATTAATAGTCAAATTGTTTACATGAAAAGAAACCGATTTACTGCAAATGAAATTAATGAACTAGAACGAATACTAGAATTATTTGTTACTACTGAACAAACTAATCTAACAGAATTTTTAAAATTTGTTAATGAGCACGATCGAAGAAGACAAACCTCCTTTATAAAAACATTCCCAGAGATGCAGGACTTAATATGAAAATAGATACAGAACACTTACATTTTTGGATGAATGCTATCCGCGAAAGCAACAGCCCAATGCGTACACTTGATGCGTTTTGGAGTGGCCAGATGAAAAGCAAAGAATGGCTTATAGATAACTTAGAGCCATTTGTAACCAAACCTAGTCGCATAGAAATACACGGAGGTTGGGTTGGTGTACTAGCCAGCATGATATTCCAAAGTAAAATATCCGCCCGCTATATTGCCAGCGTAGACATTGATCCACTGTGCCAGCATGTTGCTACTATGATGAATAAAATAGAAGAACAAGACGGTAAATTTAAAGCTATAACAGGAGACATGTGTGCAGTTCCAGTTAACGGCGATGTTATCATCAATACCAGCTGTGAACATATCACACAAGAACAATATGACATATGGTTGTCTAGGCTATCAACAGACAGTATTATTGTAGTTCAAAGTAACGATTACGCCATAGCAGAGCATATTAGAATTGCCCGTAGCTTAGAAGAATTTAAAAATCAAAGTCATCTAAAAGAATTATGGTCGGGTAGTTTAAAAACTCAACTGTATACACGTTGGATGATCATAGGAACAAAATGAAACGAATCCCAATAAAGGTTATTTCTACCCAAGACAGTGAAGTGTTACAAGTAAGATTTTTTCCTACTGATATTTGTAACTACGACTGTTCTTACTGTTTTCCAGGGTCGCACGACGCAAAGTATAGATATCCTAAAAATTTAGATTTAATTATTAATAATTTTAAAATATTGTTTAAGTATTACAAAGACAATCATAACAAACGAAAAATTCGGTTATTTGTATCAGGGGGAGGTGAACCTACATTGTGGCCTCAATTAGATCAATTTTGTAAAGAGCTTAAAGAAACGTACGGCACATCTATATACATTACGATAGTAAGTAATGGTTCGAGGACTACTACGTGGTGGTCAAATAATTCTAAATATCTTGATCGTGTAGTATTAAGCTGCCATTATGAATATGTAGATATCGATCATTTTATTGAAGTTGCTGATTTATTATTTTCAGCAGGAGTAGATGTTACTGCGTTAGGATTAATGGATGCACAACATTGGGATAAATGTGTAGACAATATAAACTATATGTTACAAAGTAAACAGTCTTGGTACATACAAGCTAAGACGATAGTAGACGCTCCTAATAAAGGAACGGATGTATATACTCCTCTACAACACGAGTATATAAACAACGCATTAAAACGTATTCCAACATCTGATTGGCTATTACCTAGAATGGCCAATCTTAGTCTGCATGATAGCGTGGTTTTATTCGACGACGATACTGCACAAGTTGCACAATCACATACTATCTTATTAAATGATTGGAATAATTTTAAAGGTTGGACTTGTAAAATTGGAACAGAATCTATTGCTATAGATGCATCGGGGGATTTACGTGCCAGTTGTGGGCTATCGATGTTTAAAACATCTATAAACATATTTTCACCGGTGTTTACTATGAGTCCGCCGAGTGATATTAGTTGTACAAATAATCTATGTATTTGTCAACCCGACACTCATGCTACAAAGGTGAAATCTTAGTTAGCGGAATGTCTGCCGCGCAGGTACAGAAATTCCTATCGCATATAATAGGTTCTGTAGGGATTGAAAATGTTCCTGCATATATGTTGCCAAGACTACCACCGACTCTGCAAGTCGCTCTATGTACATCTCCGTCCCAGTTTATCATCAGACTTTCTATGCCTGCATTGCAAGTCCATCCTTTATATTTGTTCAGGTGCAATTTGATAACATCATTGGCATGCATAATTCGAGAGCTGTCTATAACACAGTTACCCTGCACTGTAGCATCTTGTTCTTTTAACCAAGTTAGGTCGTCTGGATGATAACGCATATCGTCAAACAAATCATGGTCGCCTTCAGTCCACCTAATTCGACGAACGGTACTGGGAATTTCTGCTAGTAGACATTTAGCACGTAATTGCATCACCGCATCCATATGATCATGGTGCGCCATAATTTGTGCTATAACTTTCTTATTTGTTAGATCAACAACACTTTCTACCGTATTAAATACACGCCTCCAATCAAACTCTAAGTGTATGCTGAATACAATTTGATCTGCTTCTAATGCTGAATAAAATTCATATGGCAATGTTCCATTAGTTGTTACACTAACCCAACTGACACCAACATGTTTGCAGTATTTTACTAATTTAGAAAACTCTGGATTTACACATGGCTCGCCACCTGTAAAACTAATGCGTATAGGTTTGCCTAATGTCATTAATCGATCAACTGTGTCTTGCAAATTCATCCATGCTCGATGCGGGCTAGTATTGTCGTGTATACTACTAGGGCAGTAACTACAGTCGTAATTACAACGCTTGCCAAGATTCCATTCAATCTTGATACTATCTTGATGAGGCCAGCGGCTAGTTACTTTAAACATATTGTTTAAACTCAGGTGTAACTGTTTCGAAACTTTGATTGCGTGTCACATCAAGTTTGTGATTAAATTCTACGCAGTCATTCCACAAATGTGTTAAGTCTTTTGCTGATATAAAATTAATAATACCGTCAATTTGTTTGTATGTCAGTTCTTCTAGCAGTGGGTGTTCTTTTACTAATTTAAAAGTTGGTACGAGAGTCCGTACCGCTTTTAATTTTATAATAGTTAATGCTTTAAGTTCATCGGGTAATACTTGTATGCTTAGTACGTTAGGATACTGCACCATATTTGTATAAAATACAATTCCTAATTTGTCTAAGAAATGCTCAATCATTTTATCAAGTATAAGAGCGTTACTTACTTGTACAGCAACCGCACCTACTATCCGGCTGATGTTAGATATTCTCTGTATATCTCTGATGTTTTCTTCAACGACAACAAAATCCCCATTGCCACGAATGTAATTATAAACATCGTAAATGCCATCAATGCTGACATTAACGGCAACTGATCTAAAATGAGGCCAATATTCATGTATAGTTCTTCCTTTGCTAATTCCTAGCGTTGTTCCATTAGTAGCATACTTAATCTCTATGTTAGTACCGTATGGTTTTAACATGTCTAGTATGCGATAATGTTGTGGATCCATTAGAGGTTCACCTCCTGCAAACTCCACTCGTCTAAAATGTGGCAATAATTTTCCAAAACTATTCCACCAGTTAGGATTGTTGTCAAATTTATCTAAGTAAGGTTTACGTTCTAAATTATGTTCTTCAACAATATCAAATATAACTTGACCTTCACCTTTATAGAATTCTTTAACTTCACTCCAGTCATTCCAGCTAGTACTATCGCCGGGGTGACACATACGACACTTAAGATTACATAAGTTGTTTAGTTTAAGTTCCATAGTAGGAATCTCAAACGGCATTGTATAATCTTCATTCATTGCGGCTACCGCATTGGGATATAGATTAATACGAGCTTCTGGAATTTTACCTGCAATATGTCTTTGGCGCAGAGACTCAACACCTTGATCTTCTAATCTAAAACACGGTTCACATTCAGGAGGCCGGCCACCGTTAAGTACTTCTTTACGTATTAACCGCATGGGGGTACCGTTCCAAATTTCTTCTAAGGTGTTATCTTGTATCCAACCAATAGGGTGACTACGACAGCAAGCCTGTATGGCGCCGTCTTCTCTAGTAGCTAATCCTGTGAAAGGATGCATACAAAATGTTTTACTTGTCATAGTCTACTTATTCGGAGTCGTTGGATTGTTTCTGTACAATCCCATTGTTTTGCGTACTGCCTAGTACTGTCACTAATTGTGTTATCGGGCCAAATCCAATCTAAAAATAATAATGCCTCTGTAGGAGTAGGGTGATCGTCGAGTCGGTTAGTTGTGTTAATATTCTGTTCTTCATCGAACCATCTATATACGCTAGTTATATTTGTAAACACATCTTGATATAATTGTATGACGTCTTGATCATCAAAAAAATTAGGAATACTATTACCACTGTAAACTTCTTTGCAATTATCTCTCCACATTTTTACTAATGACTTTTTATTAGTTGTTTTAGTAAATGTTTCTCGCATACTAGTATTATTAAAGAATTCATTCCAGCATAAGTTAGCCCAATCACAATCTCTAGATTTTAAAATAGACTGTATTGATTTCATATAAGCAAGATCTCTAATCAAGAATGACCGTGTGTCAAAGTAAAACTTGTCAATCCATTCTTTGCCGTATTCCGATTCAATTGTACCAGCGGTAGCATGTATCCACTTGTTATTTAGGTACCTATCTTCTCGTTCTTTAGTACTCCAGAAGATTATTACTAAATCGTTTTTAGTAAAGTTATGCCGTGCATCTGCTTCAACTACGCTATTAAAGATGAAATGATTTCCGCCACCTTGTTCTCCCCAGTTTTCATATACTTCGATATCCTTACCTATAATGTCAGCCCAAGTCAGCCATTTGTAACTGGTAAAGCTACATCCGAATGCAAAGAACCGGTTATACTTACTCGGGTCTAGGTTGTTTATTTTCATTAATGGCCCACTCCCTTTCTTTGCACCAAAAGCACTCTCCACATATGGGGACAAGTTGTTGTGGTTTATATGTTTTGTAATCAATGCTATCAAACTCACCTTCACAGCTTCTAGTAATATCAAGCAAATCTTCAATCTCTAACCTTCTATACTGTTTTATAACCCAGGACTTGTCTACAAATCTAAACGGATGGCTCGCAACCTTTCCCATGTGTATCATATATTCAAGATGTTTGTTTTCATCTGACGGTTCGACATCTCTTTCATGCATACCATTGAACAATCCCAATCGTGGGTTATGTGTAACAGCATTGTAATAAGCATCAACATTCCTATGATAACAAATATATTCTGCAAATGCACGTTGTTGTATATTATCCCCGCTAACTTTCTTTCCATACTCGTCTGTTAAGCTAGGACCTATATTACCGTATTCTAAATCCGGTGCAATAAAACTAGTATGCCTTTCAAAAGTAAGTGTGGGAAATGTATGTACTAAGTATTGAAATACATTTAACGAATCATACTGTTGCCAAGGACGGGTCTTCCACATACGGGTATGGCTGACGATATGAATGTGGAAATTGTCAGGCGCAATAGAACAAATTAGATATGCTAGTAATGCACTGTCTGCGCCGCCACTTACACTAATAGCAATACTATTCCAGTCTTTATCAAACGGAATGTTTACTCCGTCTATGTTATGCAGATGCATTTTCTAAATACCTTATAAGGGGACTAACTCCCACAGGTTGCCCATCACGTAATGCTAGATAGATACTGTTAGTAGGAGTAAGATTAAAATCTTTACAAACTTTGTAGTATCGATCACCGTGCGTCTTCCAAAGATAGTCGGGATCTAAATTACGTAAGAAGTGCAGTCCGATCAACACTAATGCACGATTATTCATGTGGAAGTCATTCATTATTGTAACACTATCAGCATGTGGTTGTCTAGTCCAACGTAAGCCAATTCGATTCCAACCAAGTCCTAACCCTTTACTCAAACTTATACCTATAGACTTGATTGCAGGATGAGATACATCAAAGTTAATTGCGCAACAGCAAGTAAGCCAAGCGCCATCCACATGCACATCAATACCTTTGTCTCTCGCTTCATCTAATATCTCCGTCATTCGATTATGTACTGCACCGGTGCTAGGAAACGGCATGGCAATAATTAATGGTATATTTTCTCGTAAAATCCCGGGCCGCGTCCCCCAATTGCCTAATCGATCGTGGTACCTATAATCTCCAACTAATACCTGTGGCTGTCCTTGTATATACACGTTGTCAATAAATTGTGTACATCCGTTTATAATATCAACCCGATCAAACGAATTCAATCCGATTAAGGTATTGAGCTTGCTAGACTCAATCCAAGTTGTCATTTCTTCTTTAAAATTAATGTATATTTGATCGCTAATGTCTTTATCTGTATTACCACTTAACACGTCTTGTATTAGTTGCTCAATTTGGTTATCTGTTAGCGGGCTTGGCCTGTCTATTTCCAAATAGTCTGCTGAATATGAAGGTGCAATTTTATAACGTGTCATGGAAATATTTACCCATGCTCGACACCTACATAAATATTTCATGTTTAAATTTAACGAACTAAAAGAAGTACACTTAGAAATAACCAATAACTGCCAGGCTAGTTGTCCTATGTGCGCCCGAAACAGGAATGGTGGTTTAGACAACCCTTTGATAAAGTTAACCGATTGGACTCTTGATGAATTTAAAACTATAATGCCTGCAAGGGTGTTAGCCCAATTAACAGGATTTTTCTTTTGTGGAAACTTCGGTGATCCAATTTTAAATAAAGATCTGCTTGAAATGTGCAGGTATTCTACAGCCACTAATCCCAATTTAAACATTAGAATACATACAAATGGTAGTGCTAAATCTACCGCGTGGTGGACAGAACTTGTTAGTGTCTTACCAAAAACGCATTGCGTTGTATTTGCATTAGACGGGTTACAGGATACACATCACCTATATAGGATAGGAACCAGTTTTGATAACATTATTAAAAACGCCACAGCGTTTATCAAAGCAGGCGGTAAAGCCGAGTGGTGTTTTATCAAATTTAAACACAATGAACATCAGGTAGATGAAGCTAAACAAATGGCTAAAGATTTAGGCTTTGATGCCTTTGTTGTGAAAAACAGCAGTAGGTTTTTATTAGAGCCCAAGACCGATGTTCTCGATAAGAACGGCTTGCTAACCCACATCATAGAACCGTCAACAGAAACACCATTAAAATTCTTAGATAAGAAGGCAATAGAATCGTACAAAGAAATTGTATCGGCCTCAGTGATAGATTGCCAAGCGTGTAACCAAAAAGAAATATACATTGATGCATATCGTAACGTATTTCCATGCTGTTGGCTCGCTAGTTTGCCATACACATATATTGACGAAAATGCCGCGTTTGGTGTGCGTAACGAAATGCTTAATCAGTATTATGATCTAGTTAAATCCTTAGGAGGTATTAACAAATTAAATGCAGTCAACAATACTATCGAATCGATTATCGATAGCAACGAATATCAAACAGTGTGGAGTACTTATTGGAATGAAAAGAAATTGATCACTTGTGCAAGAATGTGCGGCAGGGCTGAAATTAACGACTATGCTAAATCTAGAGATCAACAACAAGAGGTAATTTTTTATGAATGAGTTTTATGCAAAATTAAATTTGCCAGCTATAGATAAGCTCGTTAAAGAAACAGAACTTGTAGATCGAGAGATTGGTTACAAAGATAGCTATCGTGTAAGAGCTATCGACGATGTTTTAACAAGATATGCAATTGAATTCTTAAAAGATCATAATTTAAATCCTAGATTTATTATAGATCTATTCCCTTACGACAAATCAATGGGCCCTACTGCTAACAGGACCATACATACAGATGCAATTATCACTGACGGAGTATGGACTCCTATTATATGTGGAATAAATTTTGAATTATTTGAAGAAGTAGATGCCGAGTGGTCATGGTGGGATATGAAAAAGTTCCCATCAGTATATATAAATTCTGACAAGGATGACGGTACTGATGCTACTATGATCAAGCTTCGAGGAAGCCATCACGGAATGCTCGGAGTTCCGGAAGGTGCTGTTGAATTAGCAAGATTAAAGTACGGATCCTCACCATATTTAATCAGATCGGAAATACCGCATTTACTAACTTACAATTCGAAAGCTAGATTACGCCACGGTATGAGTATTCGATTCCACGAAACATGGAAAACTTGGGAAGAATGTTTAGAAGCATTCAAACCATTAATTGATCTATGAGTAAAACATTTTGGATACAGTCTGAAGACACTCAATTAGGCAAATGGCAAAAACAACTAACTGAAATTTCAGGTAGTCCTAGTTTTTGTGTACTGCCCTGGATACATATTGCCACACGGCCCAACGGGGACATGCGTGTATGCTGTGTAGCAAATGCAAGCGGCGCTGATACAGGTGATTACAGTGTAGGACTTGTTAAAAAAGAAAACGGACAGCCTGCTAACTTTGGAAATAGTTTGCCGAGCGAAGCATTTAACAACGATTACATGAAGTCCATACGTAAGACTATGTTAGAAGGGGCAGTCCCTGCAAGTTGTAAAAAATGTTACGATGAAGAAGCACAAGGCATTTCAAGTAAGCGAATTTGGGAAACAGGCTCCTGGCATTATGATAGCGTGGATATTCCTGAGCTAATCGCACAAACAGCAGAAGATGGTGGGGTTCCATATAAATTACAATACTTAGATTTACGATTAGGGCATACATGTAATTTAAAATGTATTATGTGTAGCCCGCATGACAGCAGTCAGTGGGTTAGTGATCATAAGAAAATATTTCCTATCATTCAAAGCAACGTTATTAAGGACCAAATGCAGTGGCGTCCAGAAGAGTTTAATAACAAATGGCATGAGCGTCCTGAGTTTTGGGAAGAAGTGTTTGAGCAAATACCAAACATCAAACAATTATACTTTGCAGGCGGCGAGCCTCTAGTTATTAAAGAACATACAATATTCTTAGAAGAGATTGTGCGCAGAGGTTATGCTGATAAAATTCTATTACGCTATAACAGTAACGGAACTATCATCACAGACAAGATGATTGCATTATGGACCAAATTTCGTAAAGTAAAAGTATCTATTAGTCTAGACGGAATGGGAGATCGAGGAGAGTATATTCGTTACCCTTTAAACTTTGCAGAAATAGAAGAAAACTTATGGCGCTTAGAACAAGCACCTGCACACATAGAAACTAACATAGAGCTTGCTGTACAAGTATTGAACATTAAACATATTCCGGAATTTATTAAATGGAAGGTCAATAGTGATTTTAAAAAATTAAATCACGGCAAGAATGTATTAGGCCAAGAGCTAGGCGGTGGCCTTGTTAATTTCCATTTACTATGGATTCCAACTTGGTTGAATTTACGTATATTACCTAAAGAAGATAAAGAACAAGTGAGAGAGCTGTTTGAAGAACTTAAAAGCTGGCTATGGGTAAACTATACACAAGACAAAGAGTTTTGGGAAACTAATCCCTACGGGTGGAAACGTTGGGAAGGAATACTAGATTGGATGGATAGTGAGGACCAATCTAACTTGCTTCCTGATTTTAAAGAGTATATAATAACAATGGACAAGCAACGTGGTACAAATTTTAAAACTACGTTCCCTGAGCTAGGACATTTGATATGAAAAAAATGGTTACAGGATTAATGTGGCAGTGTCCTCAAGGCCTTATCGAACAGGCACTTACTCAATCTCCTATACATAGTGAAGTTGTTGTGTTGAATAAACATGACGGCAACTTCTTCTACGGTACATGGTCTATTAAGGATGAGTTTAAAGATACATTATGGAAACAGGTATTAGATACATTACCGTATAGCATAGGTGAAGCACGTATTATCACGCTAGCTCCCGGAGAAAGTTATCAGTCGCATGCCGACATTGATAATAGATGGCATTTAAATCTAACAGGTGATCAATCATTCTTAATCGATTTAGAAAATCAAGAAATGTTTAAATGCACAAGAAATGATCATTGGTATTTCATGAGAACTGGTAGACGACATACTGCATGTAACTTTGGATCAGTTCCTAGATTACAATTAGTTGTGCGAGAGCCTTTGCGTGAAACCCGGCAGTCTATAAATTTAATATCTGTTAGCATTACTCAAGCAGTGCCGGCACCGGATAACCATTTTAAGTTTGATAACATTTTTAGTCCGTGGCTTAATAAAATTAATGAACAATATAAGATGACAGATTTTTCACCGTCACCTGCATTGGTAACTTTTAAAATGGAAGCTGAGTTAAAAGAAGAGCTTGAAAGTATCAGAACTTCGGATTTTATAATAACCTATGACTGAGTGGAAATATCTTTATAAAATAGATTATTTGAACAAGCATCAGGTAACAACTAATATGCTGTATACTCCTACGATAAACGAAGACGGTTCTGTTATGTGTATGACCTGGGACGCAAATAGTCCTTACCAAACGGAAAATAGTTTCCTAACAGATACACTAATAAACTATTGTTTTGAAAGAGAAGTCAAGCATTTGCAAATAATGCAACAGTTCTCATGGGCACCTAAGTTGCTATCCATAGAGGGGAATAAAATATATATCGAGTTTAACAAAGAAACATTAAATCATATTCTATTAACTCCGGGTCGTAGTTTAGATAAAGAATGTCCTAACTGGAAGGAACAAATCTTTAACATCATTAAAGATATACTAGGTGCAGGCTACTACAAAGTAGCGTTGTATCCGCATTGCTTTTTTCTTAAAGACGGCGTTGTTAAAACGATTGATTTTTATTCCTGTGTAGGCATTGAAGAACGATATATTAAAAGAACAATCTTAGAAGGCATGATCGGCGGAGATTCCAACGACCGATTTAACTTAGCAACTGATAACAATTACGTAGATTTTAAAAAGTTTTTTGAAATTACAATGACACAGCATCTGGGTAAAAATTGGATAGATAATCCGTTCCCAGAGTTTTATGAGAGATTAACATGAACTTAGAATATGTAGATATCGATGGGATTAGAATAGGGTTATACAAAGATGGTCCGGTTGGCATTAGTGTGAGTTGCGGTGCCGACAGTGCTATTATTCTCTATTGGCTGATGAAAAATGTTGAACACGACCTACATATCTATAATCTTATTGCAGAGTATAGAAAGGATATTTTAGAACCTGCATTTGATATTGTAGTTAACAAATGTATAGAGCTTACAGGTAAAACTAATGTATTCATTCATAAGTTACATGTACCCAAACCTCCTCCTGAACTAATGTTTAAAGTGTATAAGGATGCACTTGACAGTGGCGAAGTTGATATTGTGTATACAGGCCTAACAAAATTTCCACCAGACGAGGTATATGCAGATTGGGAAGAAAAGTTGCCTGAGTGGCATGTTCAGACCCGCAGAGATGGACAGGTATTTGCTGAGTTTGGGTTTGAAATGCAATTGCCCGCAGGTACTAACTTTGCTGACCCTCCATTAAGCATCGATGGTAATCCTGTGGATAAATTAGCCATGGACAAAAGAGCGTATAGCCCGTTAGTTAATCATAACAAACAATCTGTTGCCAAGCTGTATAAAGCATTAGGTGTATTAGATACGCTATACCCTGTTACACGCAGTTGTGAAAATGACAACCATCCTGGATCACATTGCGGTAAGTGCTGGTGGTGTGGTGAACGAATGTGGGCATTTGGATTTTTAGAATGATCGAAGCATCTGTATTTGATAAACGATTGTTAAGTTTAACTAGCTCTGCATTCTTAGGCTATTACTTTAGGCACGATCTAACAAAGATAGTTAACTCATTGTCTAACGGTGTTGATATTACTACGGATCCTAGTAAATGGAATCTTGATACAACAGGGTATGCAGATATACTTAAGATGTGGCAAGATGCTAACTTTAATCCTAATGCTATTAAATGGACGAACTATTATGATTATGATCAAGAATTTACTGATGATGTTGCAGGGTATCTAAGATTAAATGGAGTTCATCGCAGTTGGATAAGTCGAGTTGATCCAGGATACTATGCGCCTTGGCATTGGGACGTTGATGACAACGAGTCTGCATATCTAAATAAAGGTGCTGTTAAACGATATAGTATTATGCTAGATGCTCCTGCTATGGGACATATTTTTATATTAGGCAAGGACTATTTGTATGACGCTCCTCAGGGTGCAATATTTAAATGGAATAATTATAAAGACTGGCATGCTGGTATCAATGCTGGTTTAACTCCCAAGTACATGTTTCACATACTAGGTTACTAATGTTTAATTTTGAATCACTAGAACAGGTACAAATAGAGATCACTAACCGGTGTCAAGCCAGCTGTCCGATGTGTTTACGTAATATACATGGCGGCATAGAAAATCCTTCTTTGCAATTAACAGATTGGACATTAGATCAATTTATAAAAATCTTCAACGTAGAAGTACTTGCTCAAATTAAACACATAAATTTTTGTGGAGATTTTGGAGATCCTATAATCAATAATGATCTAATTTCGATGTGTCGGTATCTAAAAGATAACAGTACTGTAAGTGTTGCTATTAATACTAATGGTAGTGCTAGATCTGTATCGTGGTGGGAAGAGTTAGCAAAAGCAATGCCACAACAGCATCGTGTTGAGTTTGCACTAGACGGTTTAGCTGAAACTCACAGCTTGTATAGAATAGGTACGGACTTTAATTCAATCATACGCAATGCAACATCATTTATGGATGCCGGCGGCATAGCAGATTGGATGTTTATTAAATTCAAACACAATGAACATGAAGTAGATATTGCACGTAATGTTTCAATGTCACTTGGCTTCAATTCATTTACAGTTAAAAATAGTAAACGCTTTGGAAAGAAATTTCCTGTATTAAATAGGGCAGGCGCAGTTACTCATTACATTGAACAACCGGTTTCAAGTAATATACGACCGGTCGAATTTGTAGATTTAAAAGACTACAAGCAATGGACTAGCGAGGTAAGTTGCTTTACGTTAGATAGTAAAGAACTTTATATAGATGCGCATAGGCACGTTTTGCCGTGTTGTTTAATTGGATCATTCTTATATGCAAATTATGATGTTAATTTATACAACAGTTACAGTTTAATTGATTCTGATTCTGTTATAGGTATTGCTAAAGAAGTACAGACGGAAGTATTTGATACTATTAAAGAACTTGGCGGCCTAGAAGCACTTGATGCATTAACCTATGGTATTAAAAGCATATTGTCTAGCAGAGTATGGCAAACACTGATACAACAAAAATGGACTACAGATAGTTCTGCACCGTGTACTATTTTATGTAGTAATAACTCGCCATTTATTAGTATAGCAGAACAAGTTAATCGTGCATCGTAATTTGTAGTGTGTATCGGTTTTGATAGCTAATGTTAGTGCATCCGTGTACTATCATAGGATCACTCCATTCAAATAGGTCACCTGCTTTATAATTTGTAGCAAGTTGGTCATCCCAAACAAATATATGCCCTGGATGGTAGTCCTCTAAAAACATAGTATATCGAACGGGGTTAGTCACTTCTACTAGATGAGGATCAATATGCATTGCTTGAAATTGTCCGGGTAATAATTTAATAAACCACCAGTTGCACTGTCTACGACTTTCCGGAAGGACTGGTAATTCGATATTGATCATACTTTCCGTAGTAATATTAAACTGTTGGAATTTATCATCTCTATGTGAATACGCTACGCGACATTTTTCTCTAAACTCGTCTAGTATAGGATGGCCTTGCCATCGTTCGGGTTGCCACACTGGTCTAGTATCACCGCTATGCGTCCGTAGATGATCCATTAACTTATCTGTAATCCAGTCTTTATAATTCCCAATGTATTTCATACAGTACTTAGTACGTGTGGGAACGTGTCGGCTGGAACATTGAATGTAATAAATGTAATTGCAGTATCTCCTTCATTTTTAAATTCGCCGTAGTTAGTAGTCATGTCAAACATGTATACATTACCTTCTTTTAGAACTACCGTTTGACTATTTGTAAGATCTGTAATAGTTGCTTGTCTATTTGTTATTATTGGAATAAACACTTTGCCGTGAGGTGGACCTCCAGGTAACCATCTACCAATATTATGCTGGGCAGGAAATGTCATTAAGAAAGATCTATAAGGATTAACAAACTTATCTTTTATCTCTTTAAAAAAACCAAAGACTAAATCTGTATCTTTAAAATATTCCGGGCCTTCGTCGTGAGGATCTATATCACAATGGTACGGAAATGTAATATCGGAGTAGACAGTTTGTAATCCCCATCCGTGAACATTGTCCATATAATTCTTAGTGCCAATACCTCTTGGATCACAATGGTCTTTTGTATAATGCCAATGTAACTGCTTAAAATTATTTTGTAATTTTTTATAGTATTCTATAGCATCAAATATATTGTATGTAAGATTAAGCGTGTGTATCATATGTAGTAAATTGAAAAGTTAATCGAGGTACATAGCTTATATTACATGCTCCGTGTATCTCATTTGCATCTGAATATGCCCATAAATCACCTGCTTTGTAATCTGTCATAAAAATGTTGTTATACACAAACACATGCCCTGGGACATAATCTTGCAACGGCATCCAGTACCGAGTTACATTATATTTTCCATCTTCTGTTACATGTGGATCTCTGTGTACTGGCATCATTCCGCCTGGAAGAAGTTTGATAAACCACCACATGTATTCTTTATCTGTAGGTATCGGAGGAGATATCGATAGCGGACAACTAGTATTACAATAATGGTGCCACCAAGTTTGTGTTAAATCATACCCTACACTTGTTGCAATTCTAAACTCTTCTGTATCGGGATTTTCGCTAGCTGTTTTAGGTCGTAGCGTACCGTCATGCACTAACAAATAATCAACCCATTCTTGTTTAATCCAATCTTTAAAATTTCCAATATGCTTCATTGACTAACACTCTCTTTGTATATTTTAGAAACTTCGTCAGTTAAATTTTGTATCCCTATGATAGGAATATCAAAATTGCATTCTAATATCCATTTAATTGTTTCTGCTATATATTTGGGGTTTAGCCTTTCTAACGGTTGTGTCAATGGTTTAGCTGAAGACTCAAACGGTCCCACGCTAATGTGTGTAACTTTAAACTTATCACAGTTGTACTCTATTGCAAGATTTTTAAGATGATTCTTTTCAGTATGAGATCTAGGATTTATGTGTGCGTATTGATTGTACTCATCTATGCTTCCTATATTAAAAACATGCCCAGAGGACCACGCTTGTCTAGCAATTTCAAATACTTTAAGTTGTGTGCCAGACTCAACATGGGAACTATTAATCAACACGTTAAAATTAGAAATTATATTTTTTAATTTAGATAGTCCATGTTCTGTTGAGAGATCGAATTCCGATGCTCGAGAAATACAGACAGCATCTGGAAATATATTCTTTATTTCTTTAGCTATGCCTATGTGTTCTGGATTACCTGTACATAATATTTTCATAAACCGATCCGTTTTCTAAAGTTATCGCTAAAGATCCCATCAATACGCACTGCATACGACGGTGCGGCAGCAGGTTCTCCGCCATGTATATCTCTATCATTCCACCAACCTATTCTAGAATTAATATAATGTTTTTGTTTTGATTCAGAATCGTATACATAAAACGGTCTATCTATACTAGGTCGTATGTGTATAAACTCTGGAAATACACTAGCATCCACATCAGGGTCAAGAGGAGGATCCCGATGTTCGAATGAATATCCGTTTGATTCTATTGCAATAAGGTACGCTCTGCCTATGTTAGAAAAAATGTTATCTGTTACTAGACTGTCGATCCATTGTATTAATGTTGAAAAGTGTTCTGTAATTGGGGTTAGTTCTCTATGATTAACATTAGAACGCCAGCCTTTAAAATGATCCCAAAACAAATAATGCGAATAGAGATCGTGTGCTCCGTAGATATACTTTAAGAATGTGGTGAGGGCATTGTATCCGTGTTGCTGTTTGATTTCTTCTCCTGTTCGCTTAATAAGATCGCTATCAGATAATGCCCTATAAGTTTGATATGATTTCATCAAAGGCTCAACTCGAAGTTCTTCACTTAGTTCAGCAGGATCGTATATAAGGAATGGGGGTAGATATCCGTGTTGTGATAGTGGCTTGGCAGTAGCAATACCTTTTATAATATCTAATTGTATCGCATCAAATTTTGTTAGATCAATAAATTGCTCAAGTTCAAAATGTGTGCGTCCGTGTACATTATTCATCAATAACTCTCTAAGTGATCAATGCCTAACTGCTTACGAAACTCTTCCGTAAACTTTCCGTCAATGCGTAGACTGTAACTTTGTTCCATAATACGCTCTCCGCCATGCCAGTCAACATCATTCCACCAAGCCGCACGAGTATTAAGATACACTTTGTTTTTATTTTCTGGATCCCAAAGATACATGGCTTTTTTAGTGTTAGGACGGACATGTATGAACTCATTGCGGTGCGGCACGACAACATCAACTCCGTTGTTAGCATCCAAGTCTCTATGTTCAAATGGAATACCGTCTGCTTCACAGTGAAAGAATATAACACGGCCAATATCTTCAAATACTGTGCCTACTAGGCTTTCAACCCATTTGACTACATTGGGGAAGTATTCTGCTTCAGGCGTTAGACTACGTTTAGCAGTTCTATCATCCCACGATCCTTCTTCCCACAAGTAATAGTAAATGTAAGGATCGTAAGCACCCATCGCCATTTTCAGGTAGCGTGTAAACTTGTTACGCTCTTGAAAGTTTTTAAAATCTGTTGGCATTAATTTTATGCCGGCTTGGTATACAGGATCATCTTTTGCCAATTCCATAAATTCATCCATGGCCTGATAGATAGGTTTCCAACTAAGTTTGTAGCTCATGTTATCAAATGTAAAACCTGGCTTCATCCAAGTTCCTTCTTTGGCAAACT